TCTAGCTGAGTTGCGCAAGCGAGAAACTGGACTTGTCAAAGCTGTTCATAACGTCAAGAGCGAAGACAAAGATCTTTGTCCTGTGTGCGGTAATGAAGACAAGCCTAATCTCTGCAAGTGCCTTGAAAAGTGTGGCGAGCTAACCATTGGAAACAAGAAGGTTTCCAAGGTTGAGAAGTGTGGCGATATGACGCGGGGCGATGACGTTACCAAGTCCGAAGGATGTCTTATTTGCGGTCAGCCACACATTGCATGCAATTGCTTTGAAGCTCTTGCCAAGAATGATCCCAAAAGCGGTACACCAATCGAAGACCACATCACAGCTGGAGCCAACATCATTCGGCAGGGCATTACGAATACCGAAGGAGCCATTGGAGCTGCACTAGCTTACGGCAAGATGCATGCGAAGCAGGCTGCCCAAAACGAAGACAACAGCACCTATATCCCGCCTGTCCCCATTCCTCCGGCTCCCGAGAAGAAAAAGGTAGCTCCTGCTAAACTCGCTGCAACTCCCGCGGCTGCTACTACGCCAGATCAAGCCTCTGCACCGGCAGCTTCCGCAACTCCGGCAACTCCGGCTACTCCCAAGCCCAAGGCTTCGATTCCCGGGCGAAAGAAGATGCGTCCGAATCGTGGCAAGAACCGGGTAACTCCCAAGGGTGATGGCTCGTATCGCGGTGGCAGAGGCCGTCAAAAGAAACAGCGGGGTGGACCAAAGGTTTCTAAGGAAGAGAAAAATCCATACATCGTCAACGACGAAAATCTGGATGAAGTCAAGCCCGAGGAAATCCCGGCTGAAGGATCAGGTGGCGAAATCAAGCGCAATACTGCACCGCTCAAAAAACAAAGCATGCTTCCTGCAAAGGTTCCCAAGTCCACCGCTCCTCAGACGACTCCTCCGAAGTCGCCAAAGCTTGGCCCTCCTCCGGGCATTCCCGGGGCAAAGGCTGGTGAAGCACCAAAAGCCCCTGAAGCTCCCAAGGCACCCGGCGCGTAACGGGTTCAGCGAACAAGTTATTCCATTTTTTTAAAGAGGAAAAGTAATCCATGGCACAAAAACTTATCACGGAAGCTGGGGAAATCGTCATCCCTGGCGCGTATCCTCAGACAAAGGTAGATACGACCGATACCAGCATTGCAACTACTGGTGTCATCGTTCTTATCGGTGAAGCTGACGCTGGCCCTGATTTTACAGCCGAAGCCGATCTTTCGCAGAACTGGTTTGGGCCAAATCAGGCTGCGCTTGTAAGGGCGAAATATCGCAGCGGTCCGATCGTTGATGGGTTTCTTGCAGCTGCTAGCCCGTCCATTGATCCCGAAATCGCTGGCGCCCCTGCTCGCATCTACATTCTAAAGACCAACAAAGGGTCCAAGGCGTCTGCAATGCTGGGCGACTATGGACTTATTCAAGACAAGGGGTTTGGCGCCGTAGGCAACATGACTTCCGTTGCTGTTGAGAGCGCCGGAGATGAGGTTGGTCCGACCACTGGCGCATTTGCGTTCGTTCCGGTTGCGAATGGCTCCGATCTCAAATTCGGTGTTCGACTCAACGGTGAAGTAGTTGCAGCGATTGAGGGAACGGCTGGTGAGTATACCGCAGCCGATCTCGTAGACACCATCAATGAAAGCGCCTATCTCCTAGCAACTGGTGGACAGGCAATCGATGCGCTTGCTGGTAATATTGGTAAGCCGATCTCTCTTCGTGCGCTCGATAAAGGGCGCGCTCGTATCGTACTGGGTGGCGGTGCAACCTGGAATCGTACTCCGGTTGTCGGCTCAACCCTGACCATCAAAGATGGATCGTCTTTGGCTGGCGGCGGAGCAAACGTCGGAAGCTACGTTGTTGTTTCTGCTACGTCTTCAACCGTCGATGTTGTAGCTGCCACGGTCACAGCCCCTGTATCGGTTTCCGGCGCCGTAGTTGCTGCTGATACTTTCTATGTCTGGGAGCCTGTGACCATCCGCGAAGTAACGGGCAAGAGCAAGACCATCGGTGCAGGACTTTCTGCTGCTCTCACAGTTGCTGGCGAGACAATCCATATCACGCTTGATGGTGATGGTGTTTGGGAGCAGGCTCCGGTTGTAGGTGATTTGCTTCAGATTCCTACTGGCTCGGCTCTGGAAGGTACGCACAACGCAGGCTGGTACAAAGTTGTTGCCGCTACCTCTGCTACGGTTTCTGCTACCCGTATTAGCAATCTCACTGGCGAGCTAGAAGAGGTTACTACCACGGCTATCACGGGATCCGACCTCCGAATCATTCGTCCGTCGATCGATGGTGTTGGAAAGACCATGGAGATCTACGACAATGGAGGAAGTGTTTCACTTGCCGATCACTGCTTCACAGCGGCAGGCGAGAAAGTTGCTTTTGTTTCCACTCGTGTCAAGCCTGTGGTTCTTACCTCTACTTCAGAGGCAAAAGTTCGTATCGTAGCTGTCAACGGCGGAATCCGAGATGAAGTTGTTGCTGGTGGACAAGTTGCACTTGCCATTGGCGTCAAGGGCTCTGGTACGCTAGTGATTGCTGATGGCTCTCTAGCTCTTACTGCAAATGGCACGACTTACGAGGTTACCCTCAAAGATTATCCAACCGTTGGACTTCTGGCAGCGTACCTCAACACGCTTCCTGGCGTAACTGCCAAGCCCGCAACCGGCAACATGGCAGGGGTTTTGTCCGAGGATCTGGATGAAGGAACCTACCTAGTTGGTGGGCAATTCGAGGGGTCTATTGGTATTCGTATCAAGACCGATGCTGCTACTCTTTACAAGAAGCTCGCTGAGCAAGCACGTCTTGTAGAACTTACCACAAAGGGAACTGGGCTTCCTGAGCCGACCCGCGCAGTCTTCTTGACTGGTGGCGCTCGTGGTGGCAGCAAGCAAGCAGACATTATTGCAGCTATTGACGCTTGCTCCAAACTACAAGCAAACTTCATCGTTCCTTTGTTCTCTCGGAACGCTCAGGAAGACATCTTTGACGGACTAACAGATCCTGATTCCGATTACGAGATCGAAGGCATCAACACTTACGTTCGCTCTCACGTTGTATCTATGTCTTCGATGAAGCGCCGTAAGCCTCGGCAAGCATTCTGCTCTTATAAGGGATCGTTTGCTGATGCTAAGCTGGCTGCAAACAACCTCAACTCACACCGTGTAGCGCTTGCTTGGCAGGATGCACGCAATGTGGGAGCGGACGGATTCGTCAAGCAGTTCTCTCCTTGGAGCACCGCTTGCACCGCTGCTGGAATGCAAGCTGCCGGATTTAACAAAGCAATTTTCGCTAAAGGACTGGCACTAAACGGTGCAATTCAAGCAGCTGGTGACTTCGATCCTAACGATGAAGCTCAGGTTGAGGATGCACTGCTCAATGGCCTGCTTACGGTTGTTCCTCGTCTCGAAGGTGGCTTTCAATTCGTAAGCGACCAAACCACTTACTCGCAGGACACCAACTTCGTATATAATAGCATCCAAGCAGTATACGTCGCAGACATCATTGCAATGACGATTGCTCAGCGAATGGAGCGCGCTTTCGTTGGGCGGTCGGTAGCTGAAATCCCAGCCGCACTAGCTCTTGCTGAGCTACAAAACATCATGCGAGATCTGCTTGACCTCAAGCTGATTGCTCCTTCTGATGGTGCTCCCGCTGGGTACAAGGACGCCTCAGTACGAGTCGAAGGTCCTATCATGCGAGTTTCTGTACGGGTATTCCTGGCAGGCGCTTATTACTTCATCCCGATTGAGACGTTCATCTCACCTGTCACCCAGACAGCTGCCTAACACTCTTGGGAGGCGGGCACCCGCCTCCTAGCACTCTTTGTAAAGGAAACGATACATGGCACAAGCTAGAGTAATGCATGGCGCTAGAGCCATCCTGTATATCGGCGGACGTCCGCGCGGGATTTTCACCAACGTCTCATACGCCGTCAATTACAACGTTGCGTCAGTAGACGGACTGGGGCGTTTTGGACCGCATGAAATTGTGCTAACTGGTATGGATCCCATTAGCGTTTCAGCGTCTGGCTGGCGTCTGGTGTCCAGCCAAGAAAACGGACAGCGCGGCCCCCATGCCGAAGCAGCTGTTCCGAAGCTCCAGGATCTTCTGCGACACGAAGATACAACGATTACTATCGTGGATCGGCAGAATCCCGACGGTCGCCCGCTTCTGAACGTGGTTGGTATTCGACCTACTGGTTACAGCACGTCAATCAATGCCAAAGGGCTTCAAGAATTCGGTGTTTCATTTGTTGGACTCGTAGCCAACGATGAAACCGGCGAGCAGTACGAGGAGGGCGCTGCAACGCTTTAAGCTCTTTGGAGCTAATCCCCTCCACTGGTCCCCGCCCGCACATTGCTCCAAAGAGCGACCCCACACCTTCTATTATGAAGGTGTGGGGTTTATTTTTTGTATCCAAATATTTTATTGTCGTGCAATAGCCGCATCCANGTTGCAAANCGTAGCGCACAAAGACCACTTGCCTTGGTTAGGCTTGATCCTGAAACGAAGATATTTGCTTGCTTCGGACTTGGTTGCCTTGGCTAGGGCGTCCGCTGCTTGTGCGTAAGTCAAGCCGGACGCCAATTCCAGCTCTTCTGCAAGCTTAGTTGCAGAGCTTACTTCATTCATGGCTCCACTTTGGCACGGTTTCAACAACCTGAACAATGTCGTCGGGAATACCGAGAGCCTTGCACACTTCCTCGCCGCGCCCCTGAGTAACCTCGATTTCGTACGAAACATTACCAAAGAGATTTCGATACTCTCCAGGATGAATCATGTTGCTGTGATTTTCGTCAGCGACGAAGCGAATGCGATCGGTCTTGTAAGGCGATCGGATGATAGTAACGCGGATGACAGGGATGGTGAAATGATGGATGCGCATTTATAACCTCCTTCAAAGGACGCCTCCACTTATAGCAGAGGCGTCCATAGAGTGCAAGCTTTCTCGGATACAAACGCGGTATCGATCAGCAACCCAAGCTCAAATTCGGAGCAAGGTCTTGTTAAAGAGCCCGAACTTGACATGGGCCTCTTCTTGCGGCGACAGAGCGAAATCAGCGGCTGTTCGCTCCGTGGCAAGCAGCTCCAGACGCCTTTGGAGCGCGTCCTTGACAGCCGCGATCAAAAGCGCCAGTATCCTAAAGTCGTCACCGAAATGGATTGCTTCGATGTTTTCTCCCGATCCGTCGTCATATTGACGGTCATAGGCGATCATTGAATAATAATAGGGATACTTGCAAGCGCCAGGACGCACCTTGTGGCGCGTGATGTAGTAGGAGCGAGTTCCGTCGATCATGACGATCCCGTCCACTGCATCGCCTCCCTGGAGCTGTGTGGGAGTCATCTCCTCCACCTCCCAGGCAAGATCCATAGCCTCCACGAACCGCTTTGCAATGCTGACCATCGTCTCCATGCCGCCTCCTTGGATGCTGAGGGTAGTCTAGCCACCCTACAGCCATAAGTCAAGCGGTATTTGAGTCTGTCTATCTCTCCAATCCCTCTCCAAACTGCCGCCCGTCCTGGAATCCCACGTACAAAGCTTGCTCGTCTAGATTGCGGATGGGAGTGTTCTGCCTCCCCTTCCTGATCGTCATTTTCTGGGCTTCATCCCGGACTGCCTTGGGGATGGTCAGAGCCAGGGCTAGATGCGCATTCCCCTTCCGTTGGGCTTCGAACTTGACGTACAACCCCTCGACCCACCCCAGGAGGTAGGACTGGCGAGCCTCATGCCCACCCCCATAGCGGCGGACAAACCTGGCTGCCAGGTTGCGCGCAGCCGCGTCGGCTGTATGAAACGTGGTAGCGGCGATTTCCGCATCTTCGGCCAGTCCGACGAAGCGAAGGGTGTACTCGTAGCAGCGTCTCTTGCTCCCGTAGCCAGCGACCTCCTTGTACCAATACGGAATGCACCGGAAGTTGTTGGCGATCACCCAAGCAAGCCGCTGCGTAAAGCCATCCCTACGCCGGGTCGTCAGGATCTCTCCATGGATAACCTCCTCCCTCACCTCCTTGGCCAACCTGACCTGCTGCATGGACAGCCCGTGCTCCGCCATGAGCCTCTGAGCCATGAGGAGTGCCGAGTGGGCTTCTTCAGCGCTATGGGTACCTTCGGACAGGCGAAGCAGCTTTCGGATGCGGTCCAGGATCTTTTCAGATACCATTGCGTCCTCCTTCCTTGCTCAGATCGAGGGAACCGAATTTGTGCCCGCTATTACCATGCCCTGCACCAGGATGCAAGAAAAAATAAAGGGGATCAGCAAAAGCCGATCCCCTAAAGTGGTAGGCGCGGAAGGACTCGAACCCTCGACCTACGGCTTAGAAGGCCGCTACTCTATCCAGCTGAGCTACGCGCCCTCTGTTAGATTCAGGAGGCTACAGCCCGCCGAACTCGCTCGCTCACGCGGAGAGGGAGGCTGGCGACGTAGCGGTTGTGTTGCCGCCGCTGCCCCTCGGAGAACCCAAGCACGTCCATGAGCGCGAGCGCCATGAGATAGCTGGGGCGAGAGTGGTAGGAGAGGATCTTCTTGAGGTAGCTCTCCGTGGCGCCCGCCTTCCGCGAAGCCTCGGCCATGGTCATGCCGCTCTTGCGCAGCTGACGACGCAGCGTCTCGATAAAGCGGCTGTCATGAGGCGTGACCTCCTTGCCGCCGTAAAAGTTGGTGGGGATGGTACGAGCAACGTTCTTGATGGTCTTCATGCTTTTCCTCTTTCCGTGTTGGTTGGTGGGGGTGGTACGAGCAACGTTTTTGGTGGTCTTCATACTTTTCCTCATACTTTTCCTCTTTCTGTTGGTTGGTTGGTTGGTTGGTACTGCTAACGTACTATAGCAATTGTAATGTACTACGGTCCCTTGTCAACTACTTTGAATTTGATCCTGATCACTGCGTCTGTGATATGGCTCTGCATTTCATTTGAGGTTGTCGTCTATCTATCCTCTAGCGTCTGATTTGCACTGTACTGTCTAGCGTGTCGATTGACATATTTTACGACATACTCGGAAACCGGACGTCTTGTAACAATGTCTCGCCGGTAGTAGGAATCTTTGATGCCTTCACACGCAATCGGAATCGCCTGTTTGGCTCTTTCACCCAAAAATTCCCACTTTTTTACAATGCTGACGGAATGGTAGAACCTAGCTTCCAGCTCCTCGACATCTGACAGAACATCAGGAATAGGTGGCCGCTCGGGCTCTTCCCGTCTACAAGCTACTGTCGTTAGAATCATCACCGCTATCGCTAGAACTCTCATGCTCTTTTCCTACCACACATTTGGGGCATGCGCAAGAAGAAACGACATAAGTCCCACAGCCAGGACATCTCTCCATATCTGTAACGTCTGAATCGCCACAAAACCGCTCCCTCTCAGCCCGCACCCAAGCTAGGACCTTCCGAGGATCAAGAGGCCAACTGGGAGCTAGGATAGCTGCGTGACTGGCGCATACAGCCGGATAAGTGCCAGCTTCAGAAATATTCTCACAATCCGTAATAGTACAAATAGTTGGATTAGCCATTTCGTTCGCTTCCAGTGAGTTTTCGAGTTGGACAACAACAATCTAGTCCTTAGTAACACTAGTTGAGGGTTAACTTAAATGGAAAAGTGCCCGCCCTACCTCATCCGCAATTCCGCAGGTCGTCCAGACGGCATGTTTACGCTGGTCTGGTTATTTTCTATTGTCATCGCTCTAAATGCTGTCGTTGGTATGTTTGCAGGTTCCGAATTTACCTTTACAACTCCGATCCTGAGCGGCACCATTCGTGTACCTGGATTCGAGTGGGAAACCATTCCTGCACTACTGACCGTTGTAACTGGTTATGTGATTCGTCGGAATGCGTCCGAAGGAGGCCGTAAAGATGCATAGTACTCCTTCGCCGCTTGCATGGCTTGAAATTCACGAGAAACGGTTACAGAAACTTGAAGAAGTCGTTCGACACCAGGAATCTGTCCAGGCTGCGACCGTTGCATATCAGAAGTCTTTTAAAGATCAGGTAGAGAAAATGGAAGCAGGAGTAAACCAGAGATTTCTACGTCTTGAAGATCAGGTGCAACGGCTCGAAGAAAGTATCAACGACAAAATCGACTCAAAGGTGGATGGGGCGGTGGAACGAATTGTTGAAAAAGTCGATGAAATCAAACAAGAGGTAGTTGATTTGAAGGGGCGGGTAGACAACAACTCTGAGCGCATCGAAGTCCTCGAAGACCAGAAGAAGGAAAAGAGTGCCTGGAATGACGTGTACCGCAAAATCGTGCTTCTTTTGGTAGGTGCAGCAGCATCCCAGGCAATCCCTAGATTGATTCAGTTTCTCGCTGGCGACTAGCCATCTCTTTCCCCCGCTTAGCTAGTGAATCAACACGATCATTCCAAATAACCCCGCTGTGTCCTTTGACCCAGCGGGTTTTCACATTTAATTCCTTAGCCAATGCTCTTACCTTCTTTGCAAGCGACACATTCTTGGAGGGAGTGTATTTTCCACTAGCAAGCCCAAGGACGTACTGACTATCAGAGACAAGCACTACTTGGCACTTTTTTAGCTCAGGGAATTTCTCCATCCGTTCTTTGACTGCTTGAAGTCCTTGAATGGCAGCTGTTAATTCTGCTTCATTATTGGTGCCGCGTGTCTTGCCTCCGTAGTTGGCGTCAATTGGGTAGTTGTCTAGCGTAAGGACGAACCCCCATCCGATTGGCAATCCGCCTTTGGCGTGAGATGAGCCATCTGTCCAGACAAGAATTTCTTGTCGTTCACCACTATTCTGCTTCTGCATAGCACTAAAAAGGATTTGGGACAATAGACAACTTCACACCACAGAAGTGTCTAATAAGGAACCAATGAAAATCGCGAATACCACTGAGCTTGCTGTTCAGCGATCCATACATCGATCCCATTTGTAGATCGCCGTATTTCGAACCAGGCTTGACACCGTGAGATACACGTAGACGCCACTTCTGGCGCATTTTCGAAAACGTTACATGCTTGGGATCTAGCAGTGGATTGTCCATGAAATTGTTGGGAGTAACTCCCTCCTTAAGAAGCCCTACTAGGTGTGTACCCTTAGATGTATTAACATTATACCAGCTTTCAAAATTACTAACAAGCTCATTCCAGTCTTTTTGGTGTTCTGGGTTTACCGGCTCACCACGCACTTCGTCCAGCACAACACCATCCAAATCCAGGCCAACAACAGGACCGGGATACGGAAAGGTGATTACCATCATTGCAGCATTATTTCCTTCAGCGTCATTGATGAGGCTAGAACTGATCGCCAACCCTATCGAAGCTAGATCGCTGTCTGGTCCAAGGTTCTTCATAAGGGTCGGGAATTCAAGCTCGATGTTTTGAGTAAGTTGGTACTCAATTTGAGCTTCTTTTACCGCTTCATCTAGAGATCTTACCGTACCCAGCGATCTCATAAAGCCTCCTAGAAAGTGTGTAGCCGCTCCACTGCTGCGAAGCGGCTACCCAATGTATAGCGGAAGAATTATCGAGACGGATGATAAACAATTACAGGAGCGTCCCGCCACTCAGCAGCAACTGCTTGTTCTTTTGCATAATCAAATGACTTCACATTAGACTCCAGTTGATCCAAATCCACCACCGCCGCGCTCAGTCTCTTCCAGCTCATCAACCTCTTTGAACTCTGCTTGATAAACCGGAGAAAACACAAGCTGAGCGATTCGATCGCCGCGTTTCACACTAAATGGCTCGTTGGTGGTGTTGAAGAGAATTACTCCAATCTCGCCTGTATACCCACTATCAATTGTTCCAGGGCTATTCAGGACGAAAATACCCTTCTTGAGAGCTAGCCCCGAACGACTGCGAACCTGTGCTTCAACGCCCCGCGGAAGCTGGATTGCAATTCCAGTAGGAATCAGTGCCCGATCCATAGGATGAACAATAACATCCTTAGTCGCGTGCAGATCCACCCCTGCATCTCCCGACTTTGCATAAGATGGAAGAGGCAGACCGGGGTCGAGGCGCTTGATCTTGACTGTAGTTGTCGGATAGATTGGTTTGATATGCTCGTCCATTACTGATTTGCCTCCTCAAGTGCCGCTACTCGTGCTTCAAGATCAGCAAGATCAGAAGCGTTCGCTTTCTTACCAAGTTCAGTATTGACGTAAGAGGTATCGGCTTTCTTGCCGAGTTCGGTGTTGAAAGTGGTTGTATTTACCTTTTTCCCCAGCTCCGTATTGACATAGGAGGTATCGGCTTTCTGAGCCAAAGCCAGCTCAAGCGCCTCAACCCGATTTGCGAGATCGCTCCCGCCTCCCGCGCTTTCCTCAAGCGCTTCAATGCGGCGCTTTAGTTCCATGATTACTTTATCATCCAACGCAAACTTTTGATGCGTAAGCATACAATACTCCTTGTTCGTTGTTGTTATCTCGTCAAATGATCATAAGTTTATTGATCATTGCTCATTTTTTTCCTGAATACGATTGGCTTGTTCAAACTCGTCCACAGCTTGCAAGCACGTCTTGAATGCGTTGTATGTGCGGACGCTTCTTACCTCACCGCGTTCGCACCGCTCAACGAAAGTTCGAGCTTCATCGGCAAGCTTTCTGTAAAGCTCTAGCAAGGAATTGAGTCGCTTAATCTCATTCTTAGCCTGATTAAGCTTATTCTCCTTCGTCAGCGCCTTGTGCTTGTTCTGACGATATTCGTTACCGATTGACTTAAGAATCAGTCGTCCAATGCGATCGTCAAACTGCTCAACAACGGGCTTGATCACAAAGCCCTCTCGATGATGGCTGGCAATCGCTGACTGTCCATCGCACAGCTCTTCAATATCGGGAGTCCACGGTCCTTCATACAGAATTGGAACCATGGGAATGTCCAGTTGCACACAACGCTCCCGAAAATCCTGAAAATCGAGATATCGTCCGGTCGTTAAGTCGAACATGTCAAATGCTCGAAAACGAACCTCACGACCTAGATCGTAGCGAAGGTTCTGAACGCCTCCGTACACCTCACCAAACAGCACCACGTTGGGAAGCTGCTTTAGCTTCTCCTCCAATTTGTGGTACTCAGCAGCTTTCCACCAAATAGAGTCCGGGCTCTTTCCCTTGACTTTTTCTCTGCTGCCAACCCACAGGCGTCCATCTTTGTAGACATAGCGAGCGTTTGCGCCATGGATCTTCTCAGTAACCACAACATCCATGTCTTTGAATCGAGAAACTCGCTCGTAACGACGAACACCGTCATTAACTTCTACGTTTCTATATCCGTATTTGTTGTATGACTCTATATCGGTGTACTTCGGGAAATCAAAGGGGCACGACTCATCTTCGCCGTCCCTTGACAGCTTGGTATCCGCTTCTTCACGCTTCTTGAGTCCAAGAGCTTTTACAACAGAGTCACCTTCCTTCCAATCACCCTTGGGTAGCGGGTGAAGCATACCAATCGACCAAATTCCTCGAATCTTCTTGGAAGTGATTACCGTACCATCCGGCAATACAGTGTCTTCCGGAATGTATGCGGCTAGCCCAGGAACTTCAAATTCCGTCGTTGCAAAAACAACGGGAAATCCATCGATGTCTGCAACGGACAGTTTGTCTGCGTTGTCATGCTTCCTGACATTTTCGGAAGTTAGACGTACAACTCTTGGATGCCACTCACTCATTTTCGGTATCTCCTTTCTTTGGGCTCAGAGTGTCAATCTCCCCTAATTTCTACCGAAGGGGCTTCATCGTCTGGCCATGCAAATACAAGGTCCCTTCACATCAAAGCTCGAAACGATCCGACATCCGACGAATGGTTTCCGCAGGCACGCCGTGAATGTTGCGTTTGATACACTCCTCCACATGCGCCGGATCCTTGGGGTTCCCCACAATCAGGATGTGGACCTGGTATCCGTATTGCTCGGCAACCTTAACGTAATAGTCGTACTCCCACTTGCGAGTATTGGTGTTGTCGCAGATCACGACTTCGCGACCAAGCTTGCAAGCCCTTTCAAACTCCTCTTTATTCTTCTTGTGGTTCACAGACAGAAGATCGGGAGCGAATGTGTAATTTCCATCCGCATCATAGAAGTAGTTATCGGTAGAGCAGATAACGGCATCCGCTTTCGCAGCCAGCTCGCGCGCAATCGTAGACTTACCGCTACCAGGCAGTCCTCGAAGAATGTATGCAATACGCTTGCTCATAGACCTAAATCTTCTGTCCAATGATATTCAGTTGGTATTCAGTCTGAAAGGAAGCTATTCAGTTCGCCGAGTCGAATAAAGAAAGTGCTACAAAGGATGCCCCTTTGTAGCACTACAGCCATCACTTGTCAAGCGCTGAAAGGATCATTTTGCGAAGATCTGCCTCGGTTCCTCCAGTGAGCCGCGCAACTTCTTCTCCATCGACCAGGAGGATGTGCGTTGGCACACTGCGTACTCCGTACTTGGCAAGCATGTTCGGCGCCTCGTCTACGTCCACTCGGACGAACATGACGCTATCCCCTACATCTGCTTGGATGCGCTCCACCGCAGGCTTGATCCGCTTACAAGGGGCGCACCATTGGGCGTAAAATCCAATTACCACAGGCGTCTTCACGCCTTGTGTATGCTTCTCAAAATTCTCGTCATTCAGATCAATCATGATGAACTAACTCCAATTTAAGGATCGCTACATTCATAGCGATCGAATAGTACAGTTTTGTCCTTGCCGTAATACCACTCAATGGACAAAAGAAAATTGAACACAACGAGCCGTAGCTCCCACACATTCCGATAGTCTTGATGTGAGAGATCTACGCAGAACAGGGTGAAGTTCTCAAAGCGGAGCTTGCCGTCGTTTCCCCGGAAGAACAAGGGAGAGAAAGAGAACCAAACCCCCAATCGGGGAATCAACGACATTCGCCAAGTATTGCATGTGTTATCTCGCCAAATTAACCCGCGCATACTAATCTCTTTCCCACTGGTGTTGACATTCGGGGCAGTACCAATGGGTTACGCGATCCTTCGACATATCGTAGTAACCCCACACCTTGCTGTTGATGTACTGTTTGCCGCCGTAGAAGTCCCGGAGATGCTCCGGGACTTCCTCCTGAAAGTCGCATCCACAATTGGGACAGTATCGAGGTTCCATATTACGGACACCTGACGAATAAGCTCATATCCCCACTTGTCATACATGCCGTGGAGGTTATTGGTGAACCGCACCCAACGAGCATGGACGATCTGACATCCCCGCCGTCCAATCGCGGCAAGCTCCTCATCAGACGACACCCCAACGATCTCGTAAGCGGAATACCGCTGACATCCCATCAGTCCAATGGCCAGCAAAACACCCAGTACCAGCTTCTTCATTGCATTCTCCTTTTCGTTCATTGATTTTGCATTTAACTACTCAAATTTCATCGATTTTGATCTCGAATCATCAGTTTTGCATGGTTCCCCATTCTAACAAACTGCGCATCGAGGGTCAAGTCACTCTCTACTCCTTTCTCCTAAGATGTAAGTGCCATCAACATCTTCGAAAATGTCGCCTGGGCTCCCAAATGTGGATACGTAATGGCGGATATCCTCAATTGGGTCGCCATTCTCGTAATCGGTAGGCTCTACCCACAGCGTGACATCTTCGATTTGGAGCCCTAGCATGTACCCTTTTCCTCGGGGGACTACAATCCATTTGCGGGTAGCCATAATCCGCCTCGCAGCACGAGGGGATCCTAATACCCTAGTAGCTCATGTGCTAGCGGATAGGCATCCTTTGCCACTCCCCATATTCGTCAGTATAGTAGACTTCTCGCACCCCAGATCGCTCGATAATCCGCTGGCACTTAGGGCATGGACGGGCGATTGCGGGCTTGCCGTCTACGCGCCGAACACGTGCCACGTACAGAATCGAGCCACCCCGCGCAGCTCGCGGAGGATGACGCAGGATCCTTTCCTCGGCGCAAATACCTCCATAGCCGGGCCACGAAGGCAGGTTGCTCTTGGCGTCCAGGATACCGTCTCGTGGACTTACCAGGACCGCTCCCAGCTTCCACAAAGGATGCTTGCTCCGTCTCGCAGTCTCGACAGCGAGTCTCTCAGGAGACATTGCGCACCTCCTTGATCGCCGCCATCGGAGGCAGGTAAATAGGAAGCAGATTTTTGATGTCCTGCTCACGATAAGAACGCAGGACTGACTGTGCATACTTTTCGGCTTCTACTTCGTAATGCCGAGTTCTGCCAAATCCAGCTGCTTTGTCGAACTGCATAGCGTGACAAGTCTCGTGCGCCAAAAGGTAACAAAACTCTTCGTCCCACCCTGTGAAAACGCTAGATCCCGCCCGTTTCCGATACTCCCAGGTGTATGGATAGTGGAGATCTGTTCCTACGGTGATGCGTATGTAGTACCGCTGCCAAGGCGCCATCGTTACGTGCTTGGGGTGGCGCCCAGCCGCAAAAGCCAAGCCTCCAATCCTGTACCAGCTGCCGTCTACTACATCGACCTTGCACCTGGCGAGTGTAGGAGGATGTACCTTTGCAAATACGAATGAGGCAATTGCTGCTGCTTCCTCGGCAGGAAGGCGGCTTCGGTTCTCGTACAGCTGAGCCCAAGGACTGTTATCCACCAATTCCCTCCACTCTAATTGCCACAATCACCTGCTGCAAAAGAGTAGTAGCGCATGGATCAGACATCCCCGCATACCCCAAGCAAGCAAGCGATCGAACGACCGCTAGCCTACTAGGTGTGCGTAAGAAAGTCAAGGAGAATCGTGCGAAATGGCCCTTGTGCTTCTAATGCAAATTTTAAAAATCTACAGCTGAGCATAAAAAAAGCCCGCCAAACGGCGGGCTTAAGTGTCAAGAGGTAAACAGAACTATTAGATCAGTTCACCTTCTCCATCAGAAGATCGAAAGCCTTCTGCTTGAGTTCGGCCCCGGACTCGAACCAAGCGCTCTTGAAGCGCAGCTCCTCTCGCATATCCAGGTCCTTCGAGCGAGTATTGCGGTAGTGATCCACATACTCGGTGACGGCATGAAAGGCGCCCCAAGCAGTGCCGTACGCCTTGGCGTTGCCCTTCTGCCCCGCCCCTTCCTCGAAAAGCCGGATCAGAAGCTCCCGGTTGTTCTTCGTCCTCGTATGGACAGCGCTCTCATTGGGTGCCGGGAAGATCTGCTTGGCGAACTCTTCCATATCTTTGGTCAGGAAGGGCGTCCGCTGAAGGACCTGCGCAGCCTGCGCAAAATCGCGGAAGTAGTTGTTGGCGAGCCCCAGCATCTCACTCGCCTGCCGAAGCCGCTGCTGAGCATTGCGCGTATGGCGCACCGCGATCCCATCCTTCTTCCCCTTGCCGATGATCCCACCAAACTGATTGGCACAGAACAAACGCCACGTAAAGGGGATCATCCGAGTCATCGAGGTACCGTCATGGCTGGTCAGAAACAGCAGCTTCCGCTCCACCACATCATCGCCGGGAAGAACGATCTTCTCGGGCATCTTCATGACCGCGAACACCGTTCGCCCGCCATTGAGCGAGCCAGCTGCCTCAAACTTTGCACCGCCCTCACCCGCGATCTCGTCGCAGATATCAAAGCACTCCTCGTTCTGCAAAACCTTGTAGGTTTGCTTGACAATACCGAGCGGTTCGCCGGTATCGGTGCGTACGACCGACCTGTACTCCGGAATCGCCTTGCCATCCGCCAAGAAAATCGGGCGCGTCTCGACCCGCCAGTTGAGCCCTGCCCGCTCCATAGCCTCTCGGCTGGTCACAAACTCGGGCACCGGAACCGACACGCCTTCGATCGAGGGGCGGCGCTCCGACTGCACCAGGAACGAATTGTCCGTCATCATCACCTTGCCGAACTCCATGTCGATTCCTCCTTGGAATGCGCCGTAGCGCTGTTGACGCTACCTATATAATCCGTCCCAGAATTCCGGTCAAGCCCTTTTTGCTGTCCCGCCTAATCTACGGCGCTGCCGCAAGTTGAAGATGGCGGTAAATGGCCAAGACCCGCTCATCGTCCGCAGTTCTGACGATCTTTGGGGCGTTGACGACCTCCGCGTGCTCCTGGGAAAAAGCTCGGAGGGCGTCCCAATGGGACTTGTGCTGGGTCAGGAGGTAGCCCGCTACGATTCGGGGATCGCTTGACTCTTCAGGGCGATCTGCGCCAGACTCCCTGTAGGCGCGGATCAGTTCCTCAGCATACGTGCTCATGGCAGCTCCTCTTCAATCACGTACCAAATCGTATGGCACAGGTACGGGATTTGCATTTCTCCATGGCGATAGACGAAGAGCCGTCCTACGCCGTATACCTCCTCCTCCTGCTCGATCCGCCTCGCCTCCCTCTCCGAGATGGCGCTATAGATCTGCGTGATTTCTACCCCATTTTCGATTTCCTCAACCTGAACAGTGGTGCCAGGCAGAAGGGAGTTCTGGCCCTTTGCCTGCTCAGCTTCGGTTCGATGCTCCTGGATGGACGCCTCGAACCTATCCTTGTCGATTGTGATCACAGCTGCACTACCGTCTTCGTCAGCCCACTGACTGTTCAGGAATCCGTATCGTACCTTGAGCATGGTCATGACATTCTCCTTGAGTATGCGGGAAGTATAGGGGGATCCCGCTAAGTCGTCAAGCCAAAAAGAGAGCCCCGTTGCTGGACGGGGCTCTTGGCCGAAGTTCGAATCAGAGTTCGTCGGTCGGCTGCACTTCAAGGGTATCGAAATGCACCGAATGGACCGTGGAGGCTCCATGTGGGTCCGTCACGGTCACGGTCATGGTGCAGGGTCCGGTACGATCCTCGCCAAGCACCTCAGCCTTGAAGTAGAGCGTATCTCCGCTCTGGTAGTCTAGCGCTTCCTTGCATGCTTGTCAAGCAACAATCTACCAATTAGCAAAATACGCCGTAAGCGGCGGATAAGGACCTTTAGGAGAATTGGGATTATGGCGAATTTGTACGTACCTTTCACTATTTCTGTTGTTGGCAACGTCACAGGGGAGACATTTAAAGGCAAGTTTAGTGCCAAGCCTCATCTCTCTTTCCGCGATGAATTGCTTCAGGACAAGATTCGGCGCGAACTCCTTGGCCCCGATGCAGAGCACGCTTCCGAAGCTGCCAAGATCCAGTCGTTTATGTTTTCTCAACTTGCAGTGCGCATCGTAGATGCTCCTGGTTGGTGGAAGGACAATGGTAACGGACTGGATCTTGTAGACGACAACGTAATTGCCGAAGTCTATCAGGAAGTCATGCGTATCGAAAAGGAGGCACTAAAAGAACTACAGGAAAAGGGAGATAAAGCCCTCGACGATCTCAAGAAGATCCACGATGAAAACCAAGGATAAGGAACTTGGGGTATTCGACTCCATTCGCCTTATAGCTCTTCGGGATGCACTGGCTCCCGAAGAGAAAAAGAGCATCGATTACCGCTTGCGGTACATCATGCGGTGGTATTCCAAGACGTTCCACACTCCCTTGCATCAAGTTTATGATTTGCCAGTCGAAGAACTGCTTCGGGTGTATTTCGAAGAGAAGTACGACGCAATGGAGCCTTCGGAATTGTTCGAAGAACTGAACAGGATCTTCGCATCTCCTGAGAAAGAACAAGCTGAACAAGACGCGCGCGAAGCAGATGATGAAGCCTTCTTCCAAGAAGTACTTGCTGAGGCACGACAGCTCGAGGAAGAACAAACCAAGAAGAAAGAACAACGGGTGGTCCCTCTACCCCAAGACGAATTCTCGCTGTCCTTTGACGACCTAGACCCAGAAAGTGATAAGCTATGACGGAAGTTAGCAAGGAATTAAAGATTTCGCTAAAAGGGGATGTTCGCGGAGCAGAAGAGATCAAGAAGGCTCTTGCGAGCATCAACAGAGAAGCTGGTGAACTAGGTAAGATCTTCCGCCAAGTAGACACTGGGCAGAAGGATGGCGGATTTGCGAGCCTTGCAAAGGTCGTTGTCAAGCATCAAGAAGAACTCAAGAAGATGGGTGTCCTTACCAAAGACACCCTCAAAGTCTTTCAAGAGTTCAACGAGAAAGCTATCAAGCAGCAGATCAAGGATCTAAGCGAGCTTGACAAGAAACTCCAGAAAACTCAGGAATCTCTCGAACGCTGGAAAAAGCGGCTTGCCGAAGCAACCGATGACAAAACCAAAATGCATGCCCAGAGCCGCGTTGCGTTGCGTGAACAGCAGATCATGCAGCAAACATTGCAACGCGGTGCAGCGATGGAGCAACTGGACATGCTTGGAAAGCTTGGTGGTCCAGGCGGAGGGCTTTTCACGAGAGCCGGACTTGCGCGTCTTCTTGGAATTGCAGGGGCCGTTTATGCAGGGGGACAACTCCTTCATGCAATGCTCAAGCCGGAGGCGCTTATCGCTGGGATGTTCACACTCGACCGCTAACCACTACTGTTCGTGGACAAACTCTAGCTGCTACTCGACAAGGGCTCGTTGCTGGTAGGAGATACGGAGCCGCATCAGCTCTCGCAGATGAACAAGTGCGGAGTGAAGTAGATCAATTTTCTAGCGCAGGAGCTATCGAAGGCGAGTTAATGGCAAAGCGCGGGCTCTTCGATGGCATCAAATTCTGGAACCGTGAAGCTCGCATCCGCGCATTCGCTCATGAAAGAGCTAAGGTCGAAGCCGCGCGTGAAAAATGGGAAAGATCTGGACGCCTCGAAGATCGACTCGCATACGAAAACGCGCAAAGATCGTATCGACTCTTCACCCTTGGAGCTCCTGAGGCTAGACGACTAGGCGAACTGGAGTACGAGACAATTCGGAGGGAGCGAACAGCTCAAGCATACCAGCAAGCTGAAGCGGCTGATCCTGTACGCGCTCAATACACTCAGTCATTCTTTGATCAAGCAATGGCGCGTGCGCAGCAAAATCGCTTGCTAGGTAGTGGATTTGATGCAATTCGCAACCGCGTCTACGGACTTGGCGGTGAAGCAGGCAACTTCGCAGCTGCTCAATCTGTGTGGGGTGTTGCAGGTGCTAGAGTTGCAACCACCGATGAAGCGCTGCGCACCATTGCAGGGCTTGGCTTTCGAGGTATCGGGCAAGGAACTGCTGCACAGCTTTTTGGCTCTCTCGCAATTGGAGCAAGTGGCAATGTAACCCTTGCGCAAAAGCAGACTGCCCAAATCATGGGAGAAGCCTTTGCGCAAGGACTGGAAGACTCTCGGTTCCTCGAAGAGCTTGCTCGCACGATCATAGCTGTCAACCGCACATCAGGCGGTGTATCCGGCGGCGGAGCATCCATTGCTGCAATGCTTTCGTCCGTTGCTACTGGGCGACTGAGCACAGAAGGACTGGCAGGCGTACAGGCTACAATGTCCGCCAGCCAAGCAATCGACCAAATCTATGAATCAGGCGGTCGAAGCGGGCTGGAACGAGTACTGCGCTGGGAAGGTGCGAACCGCGCATTCGCAGGTACCGGACTTGATGACTATCTGCTCAAGAGCGCTATCACCCAAACCTCTCGCACTGACCTGCTCAAAGCAGCTGAAGACATGAGTCAGCTTGCCCCCAACCATCGGTTGTGGGCTGTGTTCCGTGCATCTGGCATGGGAATGCAAGAGTTCCAGTCTGCTTTGCGTTCCTACATTCGAGAAGCAGATTGGGCGGACGTGTACTCAGGAGTCGCCACCTACGACGAAGCTGTTCGAATGATCCGAGGTAAGGAGTCCGGTGATTGGGCTTCTTGGGCGTCGTCCGATCCTAGGATGCAGATCATGCGAGGGCTGCAACTTGGAGATCACCTCCGAGGCGTTGCATCTCTAGATATTTATTCACGCGGTCGTCCTAAAGCCACTGGGGCAATGGCTGATCTAACCGATGATTCCAGAGCCGGGATCTTTGGGCGTGTTGCAATCTCTGATGAGATCATTTCAGCTCGGGAAACCATTGCATCCATTCAAACTGGGTCTCAGCGAGCCGCCCAAGCGCTGCGTGAACTGAATGAGGAGCAGCGTAAGCAGTTCGAGAACATCGGACTTACTCGTGCATCGTTTGAAGAGCTAGGGGTCGTCTTAGGTCAAGTACTTCCCCAGATCGTTGAAGCGTTCAAGGCTAGTATCGATCAAGTATCTAGTGGTTCAACCCCCAGAATATCTGGCAGCCCTAGCACAACTTGGTTTGGAGCAGGCGGGTTCTTTCGTGAGCATACTCCTCCGTGGATCTCGACAACTCCTAACGTTGGACAAAGGTAACGATTAATGGCTACACAGCTTTTTACATCCCGGTTCATGGTTGGATCTCAACACGGTAGCGATAGTTTGCAAACCTCTCCTGCCGCAGTAGTTGCAGTGCTGTCGTACAACCGAAAGAACCTTTGGGACTTCCGTAAACTCAAGCCATACGACCTCGACAACGAATGTACGGTTGTGGAGCTTCAACATCTATTGCAGCAGGTCCATGTAACGAACAGCAAGCGGTCACATCTCAAGGGAATGACTGCTACGTTCACGGATCCGCACAACGAAGTGAATTCCGCTGTAGCGTCTGGGGACTGGATCTTTGTGTGGATGTTCGACAACCAAGAAGATGCTGATGAAACGTCTGAACGTCTTCGCTTAGGAAAAGAAGCCACTAACGGATTGAAGTTCTTTGGACGAGTCAAAAGCGTGCGAAGCACAATCAGTCGCGATCCAGAATCAGGTAAGATCTACCGCTTTGCAAGTTTGTCAGCAGCGTCCTTCGCGGAACTTGACACCAAAGTTTACTTCAACCCGCGAATCACTCCACATTCAGGGAATAGTGATTGGCTGGTCATGGCATTTTCAAATGCCAGAGAACTCTACAACAGGGTAACCCTCAGCCCCTATATGGAACGCATCGATGAAATCCTTCCTCTGATGCTTGATGGGTTCCTTGGAGTTGGTACCAATCAAGAAGATCGACGTGTTGCTCTTATGTCGCCCAATCGTTCATTTCCGATTCCGTCACAAGTGGCAAACATTTTCGGAATCGAGAACATTGGCAGACAAATCGTGTATGGCGATTTGATCACCAGCTTGATTGGTATTCAGCGATACGAGGCAAACAGCAACTATCCAATTATCGATGATCGATATTCACAACAGAAGAGCGGAAGCAGACTGAAGAATCGCCTTTGGACGCCAAACAAGATCCTAAGCGTATTCAACCCTGTGCCGACACCTTGGAACAACGTATCGGTTTGGTCCATCATGGCAAGCTACATCAACCCAGCAGTCAACGAGATGTACACTTGCTTGCGACCCAATCGAGATGGAAAGCTGCGTCCTCATCTCATTTTGCGCCAGAAGCCGTTCAACACAGACGCTTATGTGCGTAGTCAGGCAACGGAAGGGCGTATTCCTGCAACGGCTTTCTCCAATCTTCCAAGATGGGTGATTAGTGCAGACAGGGTACTCAATGCCAACATTGGACGCACAGATGCTGAACGAGTGAACTACGTCGAAGTGCAGCTGATTACGGGTGAAGGAGGGATTGCGCAAATGCATGCCGACGCTGCAATGGCGAACGGCTTTTTTACACTCAACCCCTCTGACATCCAAAGACACGGACTACATCCTTACATTGTATCAGTACAGTCTTACTATCTCGATCTCGTCGATGCAGAACGGCGGAACACGCTGGAATCGGATGTAAGCGATTCGGTAGAATCTGCGTCCAATGCAGTCGCCCACACAACAGGGCGGGTCATTACCAGCAAATTCAGTGCAGAGCGAGTCCATCCCAAAACAGGTGAGGTTCGTCCGCACAAAGGAGTAGATATTCGCGCACCAGAAGGCACTCCCATTGGTGCAGCAGCCGCAGGAAAAGTAGTTCGCTCAGCAGTGGACCCCAATGGCTGGGGTGAGTACATCGTCATCGATCATGGTGCAATTGGACCGGCTGGCGAAATCGTTTTCACATTGTACGCTCATCTCCAGCGAAGAAATGCGCCTGAAGGCAAGGAAGTCTCTGCTGGCGAATTTATTGGGTTGTCTGGCAAAACGGGTAGTGCAACAGGGCCGCATCTTCATTTCGAGGTTCGTTACTTGGATCCGAACTCCCAAGCTCCTGATGCTTGGCGAATTGCTACGCCGGTAGATCCTGAAAGCACCATTTTCGCCAACTACACACCAGGCGAGAAAGTGTTTGGTGCAACGAATTCCGAACTGGGACAAATCGTTCGGAAGTATACCGAAAACAAGCAAAGCACTCGTAACAAGACTGTCGGTTATCTATGGTCCAACCTTCTAGCTGATCAGCTCTTTCACCAACACCTCAAGTACAACGGAACCATTTCTGTCAAAGGCATTCAAGAACCGATTGCAGAAGGCGACAACATCGAATTCGAGGGAATGATCTTTCACATCGAACAAGTGGATCATGTAATGTACCGCGTAGATGAGTCTGGCAAGAAGTCGTTCCACACAACCCTATATGTAAGCAATGGAGTGCCGCTCGATCCTGCGCAATTTCCGGACATCTATCCTCTACCTGAAGGTGATTTTGTACCTGGTCGAGAGTTCCAGTCTAATCAGCGGATTGTGTAAGGAGTTTTGAATGTCGATCGTTCTTAGTGACGGAACTGTGATTTCGTCTGGATTTGCCACCAACCAGCAATCACACAATGCAGTGTATGGTGCGCGATTCGCCAACTATGCAATGCGTGTTGGCTATGTCAAGGAGCACTACCCTCCTGGACACCCAAAGAACGTTAGTGGCATTCATCACGAATATCGCGTAGTAGCCGCACACTTCGATGAAGCAAGCGGTATCTATTCAACAACGGAATATCCTAACTGCACAATCATGGAGCTATTTGGTAGCGGTGCAGATTACATGTCGTACACGTTGCGCCCCAGCGAAATTCCAGAAGACGAAGATTTCGATCCGCTGCGCGCAGGTAGCATGGTGTTCATCCTGTGCGAGAATGGAAACGGATCCAAGGCTTACATTATTGGATCTCCTCGACATCCTTCGCTTGGTGTACAGCGAAGCGGGCATCGTTTTGAATGGGAATTCAACGGCTGTAATTTTTCAGTCAACGACGACGGATCTGTTATCCTTTGGGTGCGCGGTCCAACCAATCTCGATGGGAGTGTGAAGCAAGGTAAAGAAATTGGAGCTAGACTTCATATTGCACCGACTGGCTCCCTCATGGTTCAAACCGCATCAGGAGAAACCATCACGCTCCAGAAAGATCAAATCCGCATCAAAGCCGATCGCGTAGCCGTTGCTACTGACAAGATGGAGGTTGGAGCGAATACGAATAAGCGAGAACCTGTTCTGCGTGCATCCCAGAATTATCTTACAACCGCCAACACAATGCATGAATCCCTGCGTTCGTTCTTGGATGCAGTGAATACATTCTGTGATGCAGTTCAAGCAGAACCACTGCTCTCTTGCTTTGAAGCCCGCTGCTGTAGCGCTCAAAACAACAGCTTTAGTGCTCAAAGATGCTGTTGGTCAACACGATCGATCGCTTTCAAAGGGTGATGCAATTTCTCAGAAATTGGATACGGAGTAACCTCAATGGCATTGCTTGAAGAAGTTCTCAAAAACCATTACAAGGATGGTTGGGAAACACAAGATCGTTGGGTTCATACGGAGATCGATCCTTCTAACTGGAATAAGGAATTTCCGTACCAACTCTTGATCGTGAAGAAAGCTAAGGATGGGTACAATACTCTCCGTACATTCACCCTTCCAATTCCACCGCGCAGCATGAGCATTCAACTGCCCTTTGCTGTGCTCAACAACATCACCCTTGATGGTATTACTGAGGAGCACGCTGGTGCGCCAGTGCGCTTCATTTCGTTCGATGGAACAACCGGAGTAGCTCCTTTTCGCAGAACAAACGCTCGTGCTCCTGAAAGCAGTCTGGCAGCCTTGAACGCCGCTACAGGTGGGGTGTTCGGCGGAACAATCGAAGCAACCCAAAACCTCGTGAATGCGGTTTCTAATGCTTTTGGTAAGTACGCCAGCAACACACATAATGCCAGCGAATCAGGACTAACCAAGGACGTGAACAACCAAGACGGCATTCCAGAGATGTCTACTGGATATGCTCAATTTCATTTGCTGCGTGAATTCCTAGAAGGTTACGCAGCCATGAAGTTGAACAAAGACAATCGAGATGTCCGTCTAGCGCTAGCAATTTGGAAGGATTCCGCAGTCTATCTCGTAACTCCAATTTCCTTTGATTTGCGTCGTGACGCCAATAGTCCTTATGAGTACCAGTACTCGCTGCGATTCAAGGCGTGGTCTCGAATCCGGCTGAAGGGCAATGGTCCTAGTGAAGTTACCTACACGCCTCCTGCACTTGACGAAAGTGCCATGGGGACGATCTACCGTGCCTTCGATGATGCTCGCCTTGTTATTGGGCAAGGGCTTGGACTTATTGAAGCCGCAATCGGAGATTCGATTCGAGTTGCCAATCTCATGCGTGAAGCTGGCGCGATTGTCAAGAACGCTGCCAAAATCGTAATTACATTGCGAGACTTACCAGATACGATTCGAGAGCAATTTGTCAACGCATATGAAGATATGCTACGGCAGATTGAAGAAGGAATCAGCGGTTTGCAGTCTGGTGCTGATCTCACCCCAATCGTTGACGTCATCTCTACTCGCGGCGCAACTCTTAGCCGAGAAGAAATCGAAGACCTGCTAGAGGAAATGCCGCTCTCTACGTTGTCCTTTGGACCTCTGGGGCAAGCGGCGATTCGCTACGTTGAAGAACTGAACCAGAATCGTAGAGACAAACTCATTAATGTTCGCAATGAGTTGAAGAGAACAGCCGATGACTTTGCATGGAAGATCGGCGCATCAAACGATATCTACGAGCAGATCTACGGACGTAAAGGGCGTGGTTCAGCTTCGGACAGAACACCAACTCCTGATGAAATGCAGGTACTTTGGGCGCTGCAAGCCGCTATTGCAGCCATCGAAGAGATAGCAGCCTCTGATCAAATTGACCGCAAAGACATACCTACATCTTTGGAATACGTTGCAGGATTGGCAGCAGAAAGCGGCATCGATTTCGAAGTTCCGCGAAGCAAGATCGCTATCCCTGTACCTTACGGATTCACGCTTGAACAAATTGCTCAGCGCTACCTGGGCGATCCCAATAGATGGATGGAGATCGCTGCTCTGAACAAACTGCGTGCACCATACATCGACGAAGAAGGATTTTCCAAGCCGCTCGTTTTGAACGGTTCTGGAAACCACGTCTTCGTTGAAGACGACACCAATCTCTACCAAGGACAAGTCGTTTGGTTGTACTCCGCAACTCAAATCAAAGAGAAGCGAAGAATTACGGGCATTCGCAAAATTTCAGCTGGCAACTACCAAATCAGTCTCGATGGAGCGCCAGACCTGGATCGCTTCCTCGTGATTGACAATGCAGCTTTGCACACTTTCTTGCCGAATACAGTCAACAGCCAAATGGTATTCTTCATTCCGTCCTCGGAAGAAGCGCCACAAGACTATGGAGCTTCCCTGCCGTCTGAAGTCAACGATTTCGATCACCTTCTAGATCTTGGAGGAATCGATCTACTTCTAACGGAAAACAACGATCTTGTCATTGGTGCAGACGGCGGAGGCAAGCTGGCGTTCGGACTTCAAAACATCATCCAAAACGCCCGCATTCGCCTTTCGACGGAACGAGGTACACTGCTGCACCATGACGATTTCGGAATTGATGTTTCTGTTGGAGGATCGACGGCTGATTCCGACGCCAACGCTATTTTGAAAAGCGTACAAGAAGCCTTCCAAGGCGATCCAGCAATCGCTCGTGTGAGTGCTATCACTGTACGGAAGGAAGGCCCCACGGTGCATATCGGGTTGAGTCTGGAACTAGCAGGTTCCGGTAAGACTGTACCACTATCCTTCCAGCTTACCTAATGACCCGAGTACCGCATCCAAGTATTCCTACGTCATACAAAAAAGCCCCGGTCGATGCCGGGGCTTCTTTTTTTGGGGATGCGACTTACACCTTCTTGACGCGGCTAAGCTCGGTGATTTTGACGCCCTTGTACTCGGTGTGAGCCTTGACCGTACCCGCCACGGTCATCTTGTCACCGACCTCCCAGCCCTGCGGGCGGGAAGCCCACCACCCCAGCACGTTGCCGTTTTCGTCCCGCATCATGTAGCGAGTGGAGAGACCGAACCGGGTCTCGACACAGAACCGCTTGATGATCGTCACCTGGAAGGTCGAACGCTTCCCAATGGTGCCGACATGTTCGGACTTCGCCTCGACGCCGCACGCCTCCTGATTCTCCACGTTCCGCTGGTAGGCCGCGACCATAGCGGAGGCGAGTCCGATTCGCTTGACGCGCACCACTTCAGCGTTGGCCAGTTGAGCCAGGCTGTAAAGGAAATCGTTGGGCGAATCCTCCTGCTCCTTCGCCCAGGCAATGATCTTCTCGATCCGCTCCCGGAACTCGGGGAGGCGATCCACCACCTCGCCAATACGCTCCATGAGGATGATGCACACCGCATCGGCAGTCGCAAGAGTGGAAGCGCTCAGCCTTTCCTGCACCTGGCGGCGGGAGATGTATCCGCCCGTCGCCTCGATCTCCATGAGAGTAGCAGCCAACACCAGCTCCAGATCCCATGCATTGACAGTGCCGTATCCCCAGTTTTCTTCCGCGACCCCGCTGATCAGCTCAGCGACGGTCATGGACTCCACCATGCGCCCGCCACAGAAGTCCTTGAGGCAGGTGGCGCCGACCTGGATGAACTCGCCTTCGTCATTGGTCAGCACCACAACCTTGCTGCGCTGGTGCCGAATGTGGCAGTGGTCGCAGCGAGTGTAATCAGGGCGGCGGAACTCGACAGGGACTCCCTCGCGGAAAGAGACGATAACCCCATCCTCCCGCTCGATGATGGCCGCAACAGACCAGCCATCCACCCGAGGAATGGGGCCGAGGATACGCACTTCCTGGCCGACGTCGAAGCCCGACTGCACCTTTACACGCGCCCTCTTGACGACCTCGAAGGTCGGCGCCTCAACTCCGAGTTTGGCCGCCCGGCGAACGACCGACGCAAACCGCTTGGTGAATTCGTCCCAGCGGGAGTCCGAAACGAAGATAACGTGCTCCAGCATCCCCTGCGCGACCATGCCCTTGACCTCCGTGTTCGCGACCATGTCCCTGACCTCCGTGTTAGCGACCATGCCTAGAGTTATAGGGCATCTCCGCTAATCCGTCAAGAGAAAAAGCACGAGCGCAAGAGTTGCCCGCGGGCTGGCCCCTTCGCGGCGCCAGAGGCGGGGCCAGCCGTAGACCCATCTGCTCTCTCAAGCTGCCCGCCGACAGCTGATCAGCGGGTTCGCAGAAGAAAATTGGGGTATGGCACTGTCAGTTCCCCTGCGGGCAGCCGCCCGGGCCTCCCACCGCTACTTGAAAATGAGCGTGGAATAGGTGTCCCAGAGCGCGCAAGCCAAATCATCCTTGTGCGCTTGGCGGTACATCTCGGCAAAATCCGGATGTTCCTTCTGGTACATGCGCAGAAGTGAGTTGTTGCCCTCCTCCCGGCACGCTTCGATGTTGGCGATCCGATCCGCCAATTTGAGCGCGAGCGCCCGAGGCTCCCTGCATTCGACAAGCTTGGTATAGGTGTTTCTCTTGCGCTCTGCTCGTCTTCTCCCCTCCATGTCGGAGACCAGAGAGACTAGCTCAGCAACTTGCGCACCAAACCGCTTTTCGAGATACTCGAAAGAAACGCCACAATCCTCCATGATGTCATGGAGCCAGGCAGCGGCCAAGAGATCATCCTCGCTGCACCCATGACGTTTCAGGACCTCCTCCACCCATGCAAGATGGAGGGCGTAGGGATAGAGTCCGTACAACTGCTTCCCATGAGTTTTGATGGCGCAAATCCTCGCCTTATCGACATTAGCCATACCGACTCGTTACTAGATTTATTTAGTCCAAAGAGTCAAATTTCATCTTCGACGACCGCATCATCGGCGGCGTCCGCCAGGGCAGCAATCAGGCGATCCGCCGCCTCGACCGCGCGATAGGCAGCATCATCGATGTCCAGATCGGCGGAGGGATCGGATTCCATGCGCAGAAAGATGGGGTAGCAGTAGATAGCAATAAGCGTCCGGAGAAGATCCTGGTTGATGTTCATTACGTCCTCCTAAGTGGGGTTGGTTAGAGTAGCTCTAGATTCCAGTCTAGAGCTATCGTGTGTGTAGTCTAACTCGGGACGAAAGTCAAGAGCTTTCTGCACTACCTGTTGGCATTGCTCGACGATCAATCTTCTGCAAATTTTGCAAAATCCATTATTCCGCTCCTACTAAGCCCTCAACAACAATCTATACCACAAAGAAGCGATTTCCAACCTATTTTGAGGCATGTAATCCTATGGCAAAAACTCCGACTCCCCGCTCGTATCAGCAGATCCTTGGCGGGATGATCAATACGTTTCTGTTTCGCACAGGACTCAAAGGGATGCGTCCTGGCAGCCCTATTCTGTCCGTGCTAGAAACTGCCGCCACTAGTGATACTCGTGCAACACAAGCTTTCTTCTCCATGCTAGACGATCGCGATCTTGAACGAGCCACCGGGGAAGCTCTAGAAAGGATCGGATACGAAGAAGGCGTGCCCAAAGAAGGGGCGGCCCCTGCAACCGGATATGTAGATTTTACCGATACTACATTTACCAAGATTTCGACCGTTATCTACTCAGGGGCTCCTGCGCCGATTGCGGGTTCTACTAGCATTTTAGTAGCGGATGCTTCGCAATTCCCTGCCACTGGCAGGATCTACATTGGACGCGGTACATCGAATTACGAGGGTCCTCTGCGCTACACCAATGTCCAGCGAGAAGGATCTTACTGGCGCATCACGCTAGAAAGCCCCACAACTAAGTTCCACAACATCCACGAATCCGTTATTCTAGCGCGTGGTGGTGATCGTCCGATTCGAAGCGGGACAATCGTTGAAACAGCGGACGGCTCTGCGCGATACGAGGTTGTGTACGGTACAGTTCTTCGAGATGGCGAAACATCGGTTCAAAACGTTTACGTTGTAGCTCTAACCCCTGGAATTGTAGGCAACGTGCCTGTCGGTGCCGTCAATACACTTCGTTCGCCTCCGTTCCCTGGCGCTACTGTAACCAACCGTCTACCATTCACCAACGGACGAGAGCCTGAGTCTGATGACGCATACCGTGCTCGTATCCGCCGCGCAAGGCAAACGAGGGCTCGCGGTACAGCGCTTGCGATCAAGCATCATACGCTTGGCGTACAAGCTCCTCACGACGAAGCTAGCCGTGTAGTGAGCGCTTCTGTTGTGTCGTTTAAGGATGAGCCTACGGTTGTGTACATCGACGATGGAACAGGGTACGAGGAATCTGCCCAGGGCATTCCATTCGAAGTATTGATTGATTCCGCATTTGGTGGTGAGGATCGCTTCGAACTGCCGCATCGTCCTATCGCCAAAGCATTTGCCAAGACTTCTGTTGAGGGTCCGTGGAACCTTCCGCCCGGCGCTGCGCTCTGCGTGAGGACGAATGGGGTGATCTATACCCACGTCTTTAGCCCATCCGATTTTCGCTCTATGAGCCAGGCAACGGCTTATGAATGCGTTGCATCAATCAATGGCAATCCGTCTCTTGGATTTGCGGCTCGTACAGCAGATGGACAAACGCGCTTTTCGATTTTCTCCAAGAAAGAGACTGGAGAAGAGATCGAAGTATTACCCTATACTGGCCCTGGATTTGATGCCAACAAAGTCTTTGGATTTCCGAATGCTCGGGTAGATACCATTCGTCTCTATTTGAATGATCGGATGCTGCGTAAAGATGGGGTAGTTCCTTCCATTACTTCATCCCCTATTTCAACTTGGGGACTTGTATCGGAAGGCGAGACACTGACCATCAACGTAGACGGTACAGGGTTTTTCACATACACATTTACGGGTGAAGATTTCGCCAAGGCGAACACGGGATATTCAGCTGTATCTCGCACCAACTCCATTGAAGCATGGGCAACTGTATTCAACCGTAAAATCCCTGGAGTTATTACAGTCGCAGAAGGTGATCGTCTTGTGCTGCGTTCTGCACGTGGTGCATCTAAAGATGCCTCTCTCGAAATCGATGCAGCTCGGTCCAGTCTTGTAGGTATGGGCGTTTTCTCGCCTGAAGCGCTGGTGTCCTATGGGCAAGCAAGCGACTACACCTTTGATCGCAACACAGGACAGGGCAGGCTTGCTTTTCCACTCAAGAAAGGCGATCGTCTAACCGCTGGAACGTCCGCAACTACCGCATTTGTAGAAAGCGAGCGAATTCCTGGCGGCACTGTGACCTTCACAGGCGAAGCGCGAATCTCTGTATCCGTAGATGGTAGTGAGCCAGTAGAGATCCAAATCCCTGGAACTGAGTTCGCTACACCTGATACTCCGCGCGAATTTTCGTTGGAGGAAATCGCTGAAGCTCTCAACAGCTCAAGCGCTCTTCCGGGTGGGTACTTTTCTGTATCCGGAAATGAGTATTTCAGAATTCACACCAACACTGCAAACAAAGGATCGATCGAAGTTACATCGGTCAACCTTCAAGGCGCTCGCCTTGGACTTCCAGTAGGCGAAAAAGTAGCGGTAGACACGTCTCATCTAGCGTATGTCGAAACGCAGAACTCCGACCATGACTACGAAGCTTTTGGCAATGCACGAGAAGGCTTCACGCTTGGACCTGCCGACGATCTATTCATTTCCTTGGGCGAGGGACAGACGCACAATGTCCCGCTCTATCGAAACATTGCATCGGAAAGCAGTGAGTACAGCATCAGCTTCCCAGTCCGAGATTTGGATGGCAATGGGAAGTTGTCGGATGCTTTCGGAGAAGAGTTCGACTGGAGAGGATTCGCGGTTTACATGCGCTCTCGTGGCGTGACTCATGCAGATGACCCAACTCGTGAAGCTCTATGGCGGTTCGGACGATTCGGTGCTGAAGGAGATGCAGTAGAAGTTGCCTACGACCTTCCGCGTGCTCCTTCAAGCCCGTTCCAAATCTCTGTCGAGAACCGTGGTGAGACCTCTTTGGTTCGCATTCATTTGCCGTCCACTGAAGAAACTCCTGGCATTCTACTTGAGGATACCGCACGAGTTACGCTGTCCGCTGGCGATGGTGAAGTAACGCTCCAAGTATCTGAGCCGTCTATTGTTGCTCTTCAGCGAAAGCTCATCAACTCGCAGAAGAAAGTTGAAGCAAAATGCGGTGAACCTCACGGTCTTGCCGTAGGTGATCTCGTATACCTTGAGCTTGATGCAGTCCTAACCAATTACCCGAATGGCTGGAAGAAGGTGACAGAAGTTGTTTCGCCTACTGTATTCCGCTACAACGAAGCAGGACTCGTAGACGAAGATCCAGTAGAGGTAAGTGGTGTAATCCGTTTTACTCGTGAACCCACCAACCTTGCAGCTGTTCAGCCGGGCGACATCCTGGCCATCACAGGAACAGATCCGTTGAGCATGGTATTTGGTGGAGTTTACCAGGTTGCTTCTGCGACCGCAAATAGCGTAACCGTATTCTCGGACCGAGTAGACTTGCCGACTGGACCAATCAAAATCGGGAAGCGAAGCAACCTTCAATTCTACAAGATCGACACAACTCAAACCTCGGTTGCTTCAATTGTAGACTGGGTAAACAACAATTCTGACATCATCGAAGGATTTACTCCCGATGGTTCTGGAATTATTTCATCGGCTTCGGATCCTGTTCGGCTAGCAGGAGGGCTCAATTACGTTGAATCACTTGCGGCAGATTCCTTGACGTTACGTGATCCGCAACCCATTATAGGACCTGCTTATGACTTTTCTGAAGAGTCAATTCGGCTGGTTCCTACGACTGCCAAGAACGTAGCAGACTTTCTTGCAGCTCCCGCAGTAAGCGGGGTATCTTCCACCGCTCGAATCTCTACTAGTTCGCAGGGCTCGCGCGTACAGGCGCTTGCGCTCGAAACAGGATCGAAAGGACACATCCAAGTATCCGGCGGCACAGCAAACACTTCGACGGCTAACGTAGTAGGCAGCGCTCGAAAGATCAATGACTACACCATCGTATCCATCCCCTTTGAACAAGGTGACGGATTTACCGGTGGCATGTGGGTTAGCCTAGAAAACGGACGTCTCAATTCCAAACTTACTGCGCAAGCAACGGAAGAAGTATCCGTGACCGATGGGGTTGTGACGTTCAAGAACGCTACTCTTTGGAATCGTCTGTGGACCAACAACGCAGAAGAAGAGATCGAAGTACGAAAAGTTGGTCGCTTTGCATCCATTCGCTTCCTCAATGAACAGCAGACTACCAAGGACGCCATTGCGTCTTTCTCACAAGGTGATTGGCTGCACATCTCTAGCGGAAACCTGCCAGCCGCCAACAATGGATGGCTTCGTATTGTACGCACAGAAGACTGGATCATTTGGGTAGACCATGCAGGCGCTTACGATGCAACATCTGTCGTTGGAATTGGCGAGCTAGCTGTCTACAGCAGTGATAGCGTTCTACCTGGTGATAGCTTGCTCGTCAATAGCGACGTACTAGGGGCTGCCAACCGAGGAGTGTGGAAGATCAACGCTCTTGGTTCAACGAACAAGCAAATCATTGTAGAAGGCTTAACCAACCACCCAAACACCGTACTCGGCAATCTAGCTTCCAGCGTCAAAGTGACGGAAGGCACCCCGCTTCGATTGTTCAAGCAGATTGTAACCATCAACCGAAATGAGTCCAACCCTGCGCTTTTGGATGTGTCTCTTGCATCTGCGTCCAAAGCAGAGGTTTTGGGTGAGGTGTATGGCACAGTACTGACTGCGCAATGCAAGCTAAACTTTGACAACCAACTTCATCAAGGAATCGATGCCTATGCTCGCTGCACTGGATTGATAAGCGAGGTATCTCGTGTGCTGTATGGAGATGAGAGAAACCCGTCTGTCTATCCAGGGGTGATCGCCGCAGGAACCAACGTCAACATCCAAAGCCCGCTTGTGAAGCGGATCAGGCTTGCTCTTGCTGTTCGCAAAGGAGATCCCGATCGCATTCGAGGCGCAGTTGCTGCGGTTGTAAACCAGCATGGCGTTGGTGAGTCGATTGCTCTCAGCGACATCGTTGAAGCTGCCAACGCCTATTGCGAAGCAGTGACTGTAACATATCCCACCTACTCTATTGGTCGGGATGTAATTCCTGTTCAGGCATATGAAAAGCCAATGATCATCGCACCCGAAACAGACATCGCAATCTCAATCCTCGGAGACTAATGCATGGCTGGAAATAGAATTGCCGATGGCGCGACGAACCAGTCCGCCTTCGAGGTTCTTCGGAAGCACTTTAATAAAGCATTAAAGGGTCCTGGATGGAATGCGCTCCTTGAAGCGATCGCCACAGGTGACGAGTACCTTGGCGAACTAGCTCGCTCCATCTTTGATCAAATGTTTCTGAAGACGGCTTCTGGTCGCTTTCTGCGCGTAGAAGGGAAAAACCGAGGAATCGAGCCTCCTGAAGGTGTTGGAATTGGAGAAGACGCTTATCGAGAACTGGTAGCGATTGTCTCGAACAACAAGCTGACGATCGACTCAGTTTACCGGATTCTGGAAATCTTCTTCGGTTCTAGTGCAACACGGGCATACATCGAATCAGAGCTATCTGGTCCGTATGCTCTCTCGGATGGTGACGAGCTAATCATCGAACTCGATGGCGAGACAACGATCACAGTCACCTTCCGAGAAAGCGACTTCTTTGCAATCAGCGAAGCATCCGCGTTTGAGGTAGCTTCAGTCATCACTCGTGCGCTTCAGCTTCGAGGAACGAACGCTTTTGCAGAGCAATATACAGATCCGGCAACTGGCAACGCATCTGTTCGCATCTTTAGCGGCAGAATGGGATTGCGAGGTAGCGTCCGAGTTCTGGGTGGCAGAGCGCAAAACGCCCTTCAGTTCTATCCTCCGTTGCAAGTGAAGGTAGCTGGAGGGCAATGGAATGTCGTGCGAACGAGTTCAGATCGTACTCGATTTACATGGACTGGAATGGGCGATTCTCCGTCCATTTCCCTGCTTCGTTCGGGCGATTACGCCAACATCTACGGAAGCGTTTTCCATGAAGCCAATCGTGGAACACGTGAAGTTGTTGATGTAGGACTTACGTGGTTTGAAGTAGCAGCTGATTCGTTTGCAGAACAGCTTGGTGTCGTGTTGGGTGAAGGAGACATTCTTTTCTTCCGACCTATCAAGCGCACCATTTATGCTTCTGGTTCGCCTGCAATCGCTTCCCAAGGTGGAGATGGACTGGACGTCATTGTTCCAGCAACCAGCCAAATTGTAGAGCGACGACTGGGTACGGGAACATACCTTCCTACCCCCATCATCAACAAGATCCTCGAAGCTAGCCGGGATGCAGATGGTCAAATGAGCTTGACCTTGGAAGATCCTCATGCGCTGAACCCTGGCAACACCGTGTTTGTTGATGGGCTTCGTGCCAAACCGCAAATCGTGAAGCCTTATTGGCAACCGATCGAAGTAGGCGAGCCGTTGGATTGGGATATCGTCTTTGACATGCGAACCAATGTTGGTTCAGATGGACGAAAAATCACCACTACCCGTGCAACTCCCGCGCAAGTCGAAGTAGCTCCTGGAGTATGGATTGAAGTTCCGTCAGACGTAGGGGCTTACGGTATTCATGGACTTGAAAGCTGGGCTCAGAACACCACTTACCTGTCGTGGGGCGCGGAGCTGGATAACCCTGCTTGGAGCGGGACATATAGTGGGACGGTTGAGGTACTGCCTGACGGATATCGGATTCATCCGGCTCCCGGCTACGCCAACTCTGGCGTTCTACAAAGAAACCTTGCCCCTGTATCGCCGGGTGGAGAGACTCGGACTTTCGCGTGCCTCGTGAGAACGCATCGCCCGGCGTACATCAGGTACTGGTTTAGTGGCTCGATTTCGGCGTCTTTCCCTGTGGTAGATACGGGTGGCAGGTGGGAGGTGCTTTCCGCCACTCGCACGCTACCAGATACCGCGGTTCCTTCTGCAATTATCTGCAACGGACCAGCTAGCGAAGACCCCGTCCCCTTCGACGTGAAAGCCTGCTGGCTTGTCAAATCAAGCGAGCCAGGTCGGCCAGTCTGGGGTGGCGAAGGTCCCGTAACCTGTGACAGAGACTTTCACAGAATCCCGTCTACTGGTCTTCCAGCAGAAAAAGGCGTGATCGAATGGACCATGAAGCTATTCCGCACCCCCAACGGCGCAGACTTTCTCCGAGGTATCTTGTGGGAAGACGGCGCAGCAATCCCTAACCGCATTAGCCTTACCGATACAGGGCTCATTGTCTTGAACCCTGGCACTGGCGCAGCGTGGCGCTCGCCTGTACTCACATGGGAAAAAGGACGTAATTACAATTTGCGAGTTGAGTTGAGCCCATCTTCATGGCGCGTGTACCGAGATGGGGTGCTTGTGGGATCTACCACCCCTACAGGACCGTTTAGCTGGGGGAACACTGTGCGAATTGGCGACCGCCTCGATGGAGCAATTTCTTCTCTGCGAATTAGGAGTAACTAATGGCACCTATTCTACTTTGCATTTGGACTGTGCTGTACCTCCCTTGCAAGACAGCAAAGGATCTTCCTGGTAGCGGACATCCTACGTGTACATTTACAGAAAACGTACTCATCTCTGCAAAAGTAGCGGATTTGAATACACTACCAGAGCAGGTCTTGTTCGAAGTAGAGTCGGAACGCAAGCAAACAACCGATTGTGTTCACCCAATCGAAATTGTTCCTGCTTCAATCCGATATCCGTATTGTGTAGTAGGACATGTAAAGAAGAAGCCCACCACAGTTGATGGTGAAACGATCCCCGGAAAAGATCCATATATTGGAGCTTGTTGCGCACCAGGGTGTGAATGCGCTTCCGAACAGTGTGAACACATTCCATTTGGTGGACCAAAGGGCTACGCTGAGAAGAGAGCTAGGCGATATGAGTAAACTACGAACGGCAATTGCAAAACCAATTGCGGCACGAAACGCAGACGGTAGCCCTGTAACTATTCGATGGCAAAATATTGAAAACGCCTTTGAGTTCGATGGGCGTTTGGCGAGCGTGGAGCAACCTGGGTCAGAAAGCCTTTATCAAACCGTCCTGTTCACCTCTGACTGCCCCGCATACGCAGACATTAAAGCTATACGCTGGAAAGTTCGTGCTTCTTACGAGGGACCTGGTGGTGCGGGAGTGCTCGCTGCCGCGTATCAGATAGGGTGGATGGAAGAGGGGCGGCGCGTAACCCATTCCCAAAGCAACGGACTTGGCTACGCCACTACTTTCTTGGACTCTGCAATGTCTGAGCACGTAGCTGAGTTCCCTGCTCGTTGGTTGGAGGTTTTCAACGAAAACAAAACAGCTCGGCGGCTGTTTGATCTTTGGATCAGAACCTACCTTCCGTCAGGGGATGAGGGGCCAGGAACTTTCTGGATTGACGGCATTCAGCTCGAATTTGACTACCTCCTTCCCGAAAACCAACTTCATCCCGACTTTGTTGCTCCCAATTACGCGGTCAATAAACGAAGCGAAGTATTCGTTCCTAGTGCTAAGGCCAAATATTTTCTCTTCAAAGAGAGAGCTTGGAAGGTAGAAGAAGCTCCTGTTATGAGTAGCGATTTGTCTATCCGTACAACTGCACTTCAAGACGATCGCTTTCTCGTAGTTGATGGAGAAGCAGGTAATGCTTGGGTGTTCGATCCCGCGTTGAATGCTTGGATCTCCACTTCTGCTCCACAAATCAACGATCGACGCCAGTTTACCTTAACCGTACTCCAAGATGGTAGAGTACTGCTATGGGGCGGCAAAGAAGACGCAGAGATCTACGATCCAGTTGAAGAATCTTGGGAAACTTCTTACGCTGAGGCAAGCGCACGAGAAAACCACACTTCCACTCTGCTCAATGATGGGCGTGTGGTAATCGCTGGCGGGCTTGCAATCGGCAATCCAACTGAGAATCTGCTCGTCTACAATCTCTATACAAATTCAATCAAGCAAGTAAGTTTCCCACCGCTGTTCAATCACTGCGCAGTACTTCTACCGAATGGCAAGGTTCTTTTTTATGGTGGATGGAATGAGACTCAGGGCAAGGCCAACGAGAAAGTCTACGTCTTCGATCCTGATTCTCTTACGATTGAGGAACTTGTTGGTGCTCCTTCACTAGCCGGAGCTACGTCTCAGGTCTTCTTCAAAGACCGAATTTTCTTCCCGCTCTTCAAAGACGAATCCAGAGGCTGGTACTACAACTTCTTAACCGACACATGGACGGAAGAGCCTTCCGATCCTGAAACGCTTTTCATCAGCGGAGCACTGGGTGCTGCCAAGCTAGAAGATGGTTCTATTCTCCTATTTAGTGCGGATTCGAGCCTTTCATACGCATTCACTCCCAGGGAGTTGCGAGGAGAAAAGCCTATCCGGCTAAATGGAATGTACATCGTCAAAAGCACTCCAACACCTTATGTGCTCACAGTGGAAACAGGAGTTACCGAAGCGCCTTTCTCCGGAGTAGATACGACCAATGCCACTCTTTCCTCGTTCCAGGCAGAGGGAAGTGGCTCGTATATTTACGACGAAGATCTACCGGCAATCACGTCTATCCAAACAACTCTTACCAAACCAATTTTGGCTGGACGTCCATACTCCACAATCGAAGTAGCGGATGCGTCTCTCTTCCCGGATGAGAAAGGCTACCTCGTCTTTGCATTCGGAAAGGAAGAAGCAATCTATCCTGTAGGATATCGCAACCGTCCTAAGAGCAATCTGCTCGTGCTAGATGGCACGGTCACGTTTCCTCGTACACTTCCGATTGGCGAAACAGTCACTTACGCAATTGGAAAAGCAGCGAAGGAGATTACAAATCGTCCCTTCTATGTAACCGCTTCTACGGCTGGGCGAATTGCTGCTCAGAAGCTCATTGACTCGATAACAGCTGCTGGAGCAAAGATCAACGTTGAAGTCCGGTATCCTGGAATCAATGGGCTCATGGATGAAGACAAAGAATGGATTTGGGGTGATTAATGATTCATCGTTCGATTAGCGGTGCAGAACTCAAAGTTTACATCAACAACACTATCTTCGGAATCTGCTCAGCTATCGAATGGACGGTGGATTCTGGAAGAAGAGCGATTCGAGGAATCGACCGCAATACACCAGTCGAAATCGCTGAAGGTCCTGCAACCATCCGTGGTTCGATGCAGGTGACTCGATTGCGCCGAGATGGAGGGTTGGAGGGGCGCGGCATCACAACTTTTCCGCATAAATTCCAACTCGAAAAGTACATCAGCATTCGAGTCGTAGAACGCGGTACAGAGTCGGTCGTGTTTGCCACGGATAGAGCGCTGGTCAAAGAACAGCATTGGCGGGTTTCCGTCAAGGGGCTGCTCACAGGAACGGTCGCGTTCGAGTGCATTGATTACGCCAACGAAAGCCAAAGCTAATTGGAGAATCCTAAATGTCGGTACAAAGACAGCTTAATGTTTTGGGGCAAATGCGCATCGACGCAGCCCACATTCGGTCAATTGAAAGCTCGATTGCGAAAGATTTCGACTTGCTTGCAGGGAATATTATCGCAGGTAAGCACAGCTATGTCGTTCGAGGATTGACCATTCCCGTCAACGGAGTAGGTACCGTAACCGCTGATCGTCTTGTTTTGCGAGTTGCTGGCGCTACGCTGATCCATCCTACTGCGTCAGATCCAGCTGCTTTTTTCGCAATCCCGGACTCCGAACAGAATCAGCCTCTTTCTCCAACGAACGAGAAAGTAGAAGGTGCGTTTACGGCAAACTCCGTAAACTACGTAGGACTTGACCTAATTCGAATTGCTGATCCGAACTCTTACGATACAGTCAAGTTTCTCGATGCTGACACCGAAGAAGAGGCCGCGAAGACGATTCCTCTAGGGCGGATCCTTGATTATCGCATTGTTATTTCACCGCAGAGTTTTTCTGTTCAGCCGCATCTTCTGCCCATTGCAAAGGTCACAACGGACGCTTCCAACGTTGTAACCAAAATCGAGGATGCTCGTCCGCTCCTGTTCCGACTGGGCTCTGGTGGAGATAGCCCCAATTCACAAAATCGGTTCGACTGGGGTTCTCGGCTCGACAACCGTACATCTACTTCCGATGCTTCTACCGATCCTTTCACGCTTGGCGATCGCTCTATTCGCTCACAGAAGGATTGGATGGACGCCGTTATGACGCGGCTATGGGAGCTTGGTGGTGGACCAAGTTGGTTCTCGCCTTCTTCCGACCGTGACATCAAAGTCGCCTATGGACCTCCATTGATTGGTGATTGGGGCAACGTATCTTTGACCGGCGACACTCTTCGTTGGCAGTCCATTCAGGTATTGTTCGCCAATAGCCCAGCAACTGTGAATATCGTGGCTGATGAGACAAGCGGAGTTTCGTTCCCGGACGGTTCTTGCTTGTGTGTCGATATCGATCGTGAAACTGATCAAAAAGTTGTACATGCCAAGGTTTTCTCAATCAAAAACGTCGGCACCCCTCTAGTCCCTGGCTCTCGCATCATCCTTGCCTGGCGCGTCGGAGACAACGTCTTCCTCAAAGACGCACCGTATGAGAATGGGCGAAGTGTGCCCGTTGCTACTGCAGAATCTGAAGGTGTAGTTCGTCTTCATAAAGTAGCTCTTGATCCTGCTCACCCTGTCGTTCTTACAGATTCGTCCATCCATAATAAAGGTGGCACAAACATCAACGACCTGTCAGTGGCTGCCGTCAAAGATGACCGGCTATTGGTCGAAGGGAGCAGCGGAGATTGGATTGTAAATGGGGTACTGCAAAATGGCGCGGATGGCTCCATTGGTACGCAAGCCAATCCTTGGCCAAAAGCTTACATCACTGAAGCCAGTATTCAAGAAGCAAACATCAATACACTGCTAGCAACTCAAGTTGGAAGCGCGCTAGTTCCTCAAGTGCATGGCGCACACGATCTTGGAGCAGCCAACGCAAGATGGAAGGATGGGTATTTCTCAGGTGATGTGATAGCCGGAGGGCGTCTGCATTCTGGTTCTACCTACATTAGCGACGACGAATCGTTCCTTGTAGGGGACACGATTCATACAGGCAACATTGTACCTATGCCTGCACCAGGAGAATATGACGCCAACCAAGATTTTGGCTCATCGGATCGTAGGTGGAGAAATGGGTACTTCCACGGTTGGGTTCAGGCAGGGACGCTTGCTGCAAACAACATCAGGTACATTGGCGCTGGAAAGGCATTCACTCGAATTATTCCGTTGTCGGCTGGTATTGCTGAAACAGAAGCATTGCCATATGGTGTGTGGAAGTTCGGTTTCCACAGTGGTTGGGTGCGGGGTGAAGATCCTACGCAACAAGGGTATGGATGGCTTCTTTTCCCGCTGAATGCCTTCTTGCATGATGGCGCAACAATCAACTACATTCGAGTAGCTGTTCGTCCTGGAGGCGTAGGTGGTCCTGGTCAACGAATCGAAGCAGCTTACATGGTTCATGACCACAGTGGTTGGCCTAATGCTCCATCTCTCATTCACTCCACTGCCAGAGAAGACAACGGAAACATGACAAACCAAAACATCACACTAATTCCCGATGCTTCTGATTTTGATGGCAGGACAGTAGATCTAAGCAAGCGGTCGTACGTGCTTCGCATTCGTTCCCACTTCAAGGGCGATACGATTCAGGGCATTCAAATCACGTACACCGTGATTAACCTATTCTAGATATGAAAAAGCGAAAGACAACAACCCACATCATCGTTCATACATCCGTTTCAACATGGGGTACCGCCAAAGACATTGATGGCTGGCACAAGGAGCGAGGTTACAAAGAGATCGGCTACCATTACGTCATTGAGAACGGGTATCCGACCGCTAAATCTCGTAGAGAAGGA